CTTCCGTTTCTTCTAAAGCACCTTCTATTGTTTCCAATCTCTGAAGGATTCCATTCCTATTTAGCTTTGAGCCTGTAATAGCTTGGCTAATCATTTCCACACTTATTGACAAAGCCTTTAGCTGGTCGTTTATTTCTTTTAACTCATTCATTACTCGTCGCCTCCTTCTTGCGTATTACTTGTTGTGCTTCCTGGCGTACCTTGACCTGCATTCATATCATCATCAGTAGTACACCAAGAAGTAAAATTTGTTTCTAATTGATTAGTTTGGCTTTGATGTGTTGTGATGTTTGTTTTGTTATTAACATAGTCAAAAGATGCCTCGTGCATAAAGTGTAACCCTTGTGCTAAAGCAATATTAAATACTTGACCAAAAGATATATCCTTACCATAAACATTACCTGTAAATTTCTGCCAGGTATTTTGATAAAAAGATAAGATTGAACGAGTAATACATTCCTGCATCGGTCTTTGTGGATTTGTTCCTGTAGCAACTTCCCAAGTTCTTAACCATTTAGTTGAGTTTTGGATTAAATTAAATTCGCCTCCTGTATCATAACCAATAAAATCTTCTATAACTTGTGATTCGTAAATATCTCTTATTCCACCGTGATACTGACTTTCTAATTGATAAGTATTTGAGAATGGTTTAGGTAGATTAAAATCATCGTAAGTGACAATATTTGTAGCATTATAAATAAAGCCTTTAGTGTTTTGGTAGTTTTGTGGTATAATACTTATCTTAATATCATCAAAGTAAGTTGTATGTACTGCACCTGTATTTGTGCTTAATTGCCTTCTTAAAATAAAAGTACCAAAGTTATTCATTACATAACCAGTATCTAAAGAGTTTCTATCGTAAGTAGATAATACTTTAAACTTTGCCCAATTATCTTCATCAGTCATTTTAATTTGAACAAATTTATTACCATCCCAAGTAGCACTTTGAGCAATATTTGTAAAATTACCATTACTTTCCAAGTATCTAATATCAGAAGTTCCACCTGGATTAGGTGTACCATCAAGAGATTTAGCAAAAGCAATCATAATTGAATCCGTTGGGTTATGCGCACCATCAAAGTAAACAGAACACTCTATTTTGACTGCAAAATAATTTATAAAAGTTGAATCGTTTGAAATCCTAAATACATTATATAAACCCATATCAGGTATTGGCGCATCTAATTTAGATTGATTATCTGTAATTGCTAAAATCCTATTATCAAAAGGTCTATTTTGTCCTGTTGCATTAAAGAAATCAAACACATCTGAAGGGTCTACATTACCCCAATTAGTTGGAATAGTTGTACTTGTTGCGTAATCTTTAAAGAATCCGTAATTATTAAGTAAGTTTCTTTCGTAGTAATCGTATTTAAACTGAACGCTGGTTAATCTTTTATTTAAAGAAACTAATTGATTTACATCCGACCAAATAACATTACCTGTATTACCAATAGATGAATAAAAGTCAAAAGAATAAACAGTTATGTAAGTTCCATCACTATCGTATATTAAACCATTTTGAAACTTCTGCTTAACTGATACATTATCTAATAAAAGATAACCTGTTGAATCATCGTTATTATTATAAAAATTAATACTTAATACACCTGCGGTTGCTGAATAAGGAAATTCGTAATAAACCCAGTCATCAGTAGTAACTTGACTAAATTCTTCAGTAGCATTTATTTCGATTCTTACAACTGCTTTAGGAGAACTCCCTGCATCAAAATTCTTTGCCCAAAAAGAAACAATATATTCAGCAGTTTGAAAACTTGGAAACTGATAAACATTAGAAACATTATCTCCAAATATTTTAGCACACTGGCTTTTGTTTAAGCCTCCTGTTGGACTGCTAACTACATCTCCTGTGTTTTCCCAATATTCAAAAACATAAGGTGCAGTACCATCTATTTCAAAATCTCCATTAATAATTAAATCGTTTACCGCTAAATCATTAACCGAAACCACATACCAAGTAGCATCTTTATTAGATTGATATAACATACAACCTAAAGCCTCCATTAAAGATGTTAAAAGATAGTAGCAATCCTTTGGCTCAAAAGTAGCCCAATTTACTGCTGAATATTCCGATAAAATTAAGTTAGTAGAATTAATTAAATTACCATCAATTTTAAATTGAGTAAAAAAAGCAACATCTAAATCGCTTCCAGTCTTTTTTAATAACCTGCAAATAAAATTACTTAAAGTTATACCTGTATCAACATTTGTATCATCGTATAAACCGTAATAATCTTCTCTATAATATTTAACATTCTTTAAAACTGCAAGGTTATCAGTAGCCGTAAGCTGAAGAAAATATTGTTCTTGCCATTCGTATTGGATAACATCGGGTAAAAGAAAACCAACCCATTTTAAATCTTCAGTTACACCGTTAGTTTCGTATAGGCTTAACTTCCAAGTATATTCGTTAGTATCAAAAAAGAAATCAGAAGGTTGTGTTGTAGAATTGTAAGGAATAAAACACTTTATATCCGCATAAGAAGAACGAATAGGAGCAAAAATATTGTCTTTACTTGCTTTATAATTTAATACAAAAGGCGAATCTTGCGCTGGGACTAACTCGGTAACATCGTAAACTATCGAAGTAGCTTCTTGTTTCTCAAACTTTACTTGATAATATAAATCAGTACCTACTTGGTCATTACCTTTAAATTGTAGATTATAAATATGATTGTAAAACATTATACCACCCTCGAATTTTTTATTGCTTGGTTATCTAATAATAATCTCATTTTGTCTCCCATAATGTCAACTTGGTAACCACCTTGTCCTGTTGAAGAACTTGGCATTGCTATCATAGCACTTTTACCACCTCCACCACTACCCAAAGTAAAAGGATTAAATCCTAATCCACCCATAGTTTTAGCAATCTCTCCAATTTTTTGTAAAGCATTACCTCCTGAACTTAAGCCACCTGATAAAACAAACAATATCGCTGCTGCTGCAATCGCTGATGCTAACTTTATCATTAATTGTTTTAAACCATCTATAAAACCTTGAAAAGGATTTTGTCCACCATCAATAATAGTATTAAACATCTGCTCAAAGCCACTTTGTAAAGTACCAACTAACATTTTTGAGTACCCTAAAATTGTGTTTTGTTGCTCTAATAATGCATTAGTTTTTCTTATGTTTTCTTGTTCTTTATCATAAGCAGCTTGGTCTTTCAGAATATTTGATTCTTTTAAACCACCTAAAGAAGCAGGAGCATTTGGAATTTGACCCACACCTTTTGTAGGTGCTACATAATCAATAGTTTCTCCAATTATTCGTTTAGTTTTTTTGGCTTCTGCTGCAAGCGCTGCATTTTTAGCTGCTAAATCTTTTTGAAGACCAGCCATTTGAGTATTAGCATTATTTCTTAAATCTTTATAAGCATTAAAATAAGAAAATGCAATATCTCTATTATGTTCATCAGTTTCATTCAACATTGCTTGTTGATAAAACTCTAAATTCGTTTGAATAAACTTTAATTGTTGATTTAACTTACCAATATTATCTGTTGAACCTATTTTAGATAATTGAGCGTTATATTCTTTTATTACAGCCCTTTGTTCGGTCATATTAAGACCTTCCATAGCAAACTGAACTCTTTTAAGGTCTAAATTTATAATCTCATTAAAATAACTTAATGCCTGTTGTAAATAACCTACAAATGAAAATAACACACCACTATTTATTGAGCCTATCGTAGTTTGTAATTGTGTAAATGAATCTTTAACATTGGAAATTCGACCACCTAAAGTTCCTGATATTTTTTCCATTGAACCCGAAACACCTTCGGCAGCACCTAAAGATAAAACATAACCTCTAATTGCTTCTGAAGTATTGTCTACTTGTGTTTTAATTCCTTTAAATGTGAATGTAACTTGGTCTCCAGCGACTGCTGCTCTTACTCCAAATTCTTTTAAACGCTCAAATTCGCCTGTCTGCGCATCTAAAATTGCTTCAGCTAATTGGTCAAAGGATTTACCTGTTGAACTCGCTAAATCGCCTAATAATCGCATTTGCGTAATATTAGGTTTAAAGCCTTGATTTGCTAACTTAACAAACGCTCCTGTTAATTCATTTATTTGAAATGGAGTTGTAGCAGCGAATTGTTGTATTTGTGATAATGCTAATTGAGCAGCAGAACTGCTACCCAAAGTATTTGATAATACGGCTTCGAATTTTTGGAACTCTGATGTTGCATCTATTATGCCTTGACCAAAGCTAACAACCGAACCAATAGCAAAAGCACCTGCAACAATACCACCAACTTTAGATGCAGCAGAACCTATCGCATCAAAATCTTTTTCTGCATTCTTACCTGTATTTGTTGTCTTATCGTTAAACTTTGTTAGTTGTGCAGAAGCACTATCTAAACCCGATTTAAGACCTTGTATTTGTGCGGTTAGTTCAACTATTAATTTCTCGTTTGCCATCTTTTAACTTCTTTAAGATTTCTTGTTTTTCTTCATTTGATGTTAACTTTTTTGGCACTCTATTCATTATAGCAAACTTATCTGTCCATAGTGGCATTATTTCTTTAGGCTTCTTCATTTGGCTTTTTTTAGATACATTAACATTATTAATATAACTTAAAGTTGCCCTTGTGTGTTCCCACTGATTAGCCTCTTTTTTAAAGAAATTAAATAGTAACCTTTGATAATTTGCCCAAGTCATATCCTCAAATTCATCAGGCATTAAACCAACTTCGCCTATCGCAAAGTCGATTATATCATCCCAAGTTACTTTTTTTTTATACCTTCTTCGCCACTTGCCATTGCTTTAAATCCGTTTTGAATGTATTGACTACTTTCTAAAGATTTAGTCCAAGCATCAATAACTATTTGAATATTTGATAAATCCATATCATCAATCCAATTAGTAACATCATCTAAAGTAACATCAAATGTTCTTTTACTAATTTTATAAGCATTCTTTAGTCCGCAATAAGTTATATCTCTGACAAAATCAATCATTTGATAGTCTAAATCTAACTTTTTTGCTTCTCCAGCATCCGTTGCCGTAAGAACATTATAACTCATTAAGGCGTAGTTACCAAACTTTAAAGTTCTAACCTCGCCACCCATTGTAATTTCAATAAGTCCGTTCATAGTTTGTGTTTTTATTTATGCGATTACTGTAAATGTAGGTGCGCCTGAACCAGCAAACTCAATAGAGTAAGTAACTACATCTTCCATTGGTGCTGAAACTTCGCAAGAAGTAATGTAAGCACTTTGAGTAACTGATGTATTACCTGCTATTAAGTTAGTCCAAATGATTTGAACTAAAGTTCTGCCGTTATATGCAGCAAAAATATCTGTTAAATCTTTATTCGCTGCAACAAAGTCTGCAAGACCTTCTGCTGAATAAGTAATATCTCTTAAACCTGGCATAATTTCTTTCCAACCTGCTGATTCTTTAGAAGTTGTTTCGAATACATCCTGATTCATTGACATCGTAACATTTGTTAATTCTGCTAATTGCGTGTTATCCATTTTTAAGATTTGCGCTGTGCCGTTGTAAACTGCCATATTATTTTATTTTAAAGTTAATTAATCTGTTATTGTGTAAGTTCCTGTGAATGATACTGTATAAGATACCACATCTTCCATTGGAGCGTTTACTTCTATACTATCTACATAAGTTAAGCCTGTATAATAACCAACAGGTATAACAGGATTAGATATTAGTATGTTAATAGGTGTTCTTGCATCGTAAGCAGCAAATAAAGTTGTTATTCCTAAATCGCTTCCTCCTTCTGCAAAATCAACTAAAGCATCAGCCGTAAAAGCAAAATCTCTTAAACCTGGTATAGATACTGAATAACCGCCTGATTGCTTACAAGTAGCATCTATCATAGCATCGTTCAATGTAATAGTTACATTTGTTTGACACATCAAAGGAAAATCCGTATCTGCATCGTAAAGTAAAATGTCCGAACCGTTTAATACGCTCATATTCCTTGTTGTATTTTAAATGTAAATCTTATTAATCTTCTCACTAAAACTCCTGTATCTACCAGTTGTTCAAGTGTATTCGTACTCTCCATTAGCGTTCTAATTACATACCAATCAGGTAATAAATCTAAATACCCATCCTGCCTTGTTCTAACTAACTCAATCACTTCGTTTGATATTCTATCTGATAATAATTTACCACCAAAAGAGTTATCAAACCTTGTACCTACTTCAATTAAAACGCTCACTTCTTGACCGTATGCTTGTTTACTGCCCTCTAAAACTTCCGTAGAAGCAAAAGTAGAAAGTAAAATATATGGTTCAGTCGCTGCTGCTAACACACTTGCCGAATCAAATACAGGTACTTCTTGTAGGTCTATAACGATTGCACCGCTTAACCTTTCGTAAAGTTTCGTTCTTATAAGTTCTCCGACATCCTTCATTGCACAAATTTACGATTTATTTACTAATATTTTTAGCTATTTGTTTCATATCTTTTAAAAAGATTTTTCTATACTTAATAAAAGCTGGAATAAGATAAGGTTGTGCTTTCATAGTTCCTTTGCCGTTTACAAAGTATTGCATAGCAAAATCGCTAAATCCTTGTGGAATACTAACATTAGTTCCTGTTCCAAATTCAACATAAGGAGCATAAGGAGCAGCATCTCCACCAAAAGAAACAATACCTTTATATGGATTTTGTGTGTTTGGTACACCCGAACTTCTTAAAAAGTTAAATTCAACAGGCACATTTTGAATAGCCTCATCAAATATTTGGTCTGTATTTCTTTGGATAGAAGACCTAACTTGTAAATCAGCTTGTTTAGAAAGTCTTTTAAACCTTGCAGTAACTGTTTTATAGTTTCTTACCTTCATTATACAACAATAAACTTGTTATCTTCAGTCATTAAGTTTTCGTAGAACTCGGTAATTAAGAAGAAAGTAGGGTCAATTAATCTACCCAAAGTAGTCATAATAACTATTTCTTTTTTTCTTTCATCCGTTACCTGGAATGCTTTAATAATATACTCGCCACTATTATAAACTATTTTATTTATTTGAGATAAATTAGGATAGTCATCATAACGAATAGTAAACTCGTAGATATTATCTAAAGATATTTTACCATCTTCTAAATTTCTAAAGCCTTGTTTTGCTCTTATCTTTGCCCAAACTACCTTTTGGTCTACAAATGTACCAAAGTAACCACCTGTACCATCTGAACCAGTCTGTAAAGTTTGAATTGCGATTTGATTTCTTAAAACTCCTGCCTTCATTAGATACCAAATAAAGTGTTTCTACAATATGGTTGTGCTTGTCTTTTAGCATCCGAACTTAACTCGTACGCCTGGTCGTAAATAGAGTAATTTTCCCTATTCTCGTAATCAGTAGACACTTGTTTTAAAATGGCTAATTTTAAGCCTTTAGGACAGACTGCAAAGCCTGCTTCGTACTCTATTGTCAAACCAACGGTAGAATAAGCCTCAAGCATCTTATATTGCAATCCTCGAGCCGTATATTCCAAAGCTACATCTTCATCATTCACAACCGAATCAATTAAGGTAACTGGTCCGTAAGGAATCTCTTGTGGAATGTGAAAGTAAAACCAATACGCTCTAAGAGTTTTTTCTCCTAAAGATAGCCCTGTAAACTTCTCTATTCGCTCCCTTGCTGAAGTTATTAGTTCTTCTATTAAGTCGTTCTCCGATTCCGAAGAAATACGCATATAGTCTTTAGCCTCTTGCAAGGT